TAGGACCTACCAACGACTGAATCCACCTGATTAACCGATCCCATACGGATCGTAGAATTGTTCGAAAGTTCGATAACTTTATCTTTTGCATTGTCTTTAATTACCTCTAAGTCAAAGTGCTTGATTAGTGTTCTCTGAAGGTCAAATGATATCTGGGACAATGAGTAGTTAGGCGACATAAGTAATACATTAGCTCCTGGAACAAGACAAACTAATTGTCCTATTACATTGGCTATGTATGTTTTTCCTTGCCTACGTGAGACTGCCGCAGTAACAAAACGATACTTCGGATTATTGATTGAGTTGATTATGGCTTTCTGAGTAGAATTAGGTTCTATACCTAATAAGTCCATATAGCCACCTATTGGGAGTTTGATGAATCTGCGTTCATCATAGTTCATGAGTTCGTCAGACAGTATGTCTTTTCTTGATATTTCTAGCATTAGTGAATCGTTTCTTGTGTAAAGAAGGATTCGATGTCGTCTAGCATGCCTTTCTCCTCTACTACGTTGTAGAGGTACATGAAAGCAAGAGCTACATTTTTCATGTCGGTCTCTTTTCGAGACAGTTCTCTTTTGGTTTCTACCATGTTGATAGCGGCTGTGAAAGTGCTAGCATTAACTATACTTTCTTGCAACCAAAGTGTTCTTCCGTCCACTGCTTTCATATATTTCTCCGTTTGTTTATCGTCTAGTATTAATTGGTACACCCTTAACGGTGGCTGCTGAGGCATAAATTCTGTCCTCCATATCTTTAGATATGTACTCTGTAGCTCCTGCTTCAAGAGTAAATGCACCCTGCACAACTGTGCCCGATGCTCCATTAAGTATTGTAACTGTTGCTTCTGCTGCACCTAGGTTTGTAACCCGTACTTCTGAAGCTGACTCAAAGTTACTGGCTGCACCAGTAGTTGTTGCCATTGCGGCTTCCGCCCCTATAAATCTTGTTGACATATAATTTCTCCAAATCGCTTATTTGCGACCTTTCCCGTTTTTCTTCTTCCACTCTATAGCTCGTAGTCTTTGCTTCGCAGCTTTTTTAGTTTTAGAAGTTCCAGGAGTATTTTTTATTTTCCACCCCTTGTTTACTTTAACAAGAGACATGAGTTAAAAGTTCTTTGCAACAAAGAACGCTGCGCTATCAGTAAACTGTCCATGTCTAGCTGTATCAAGAACTTCCATTCCTAATGTCCAACCTTTCATGTCTTTACTAACAGTTAGCATTTGATATGTTGAATCGTCCCAGCGTACACCATGTCTAACTACAACGTCCACCCAAGTAATAAAAGGCATCATTAAATTGACTTCCTTATAATTCATCTCGTGGTCATTCATGTCAGTCCATACTGCCATACTGATCCAATGGTTTCCGCCTTTAACGTACCATTCTTCAACCTTATCTACCATCTTATCGTCATACCTATATTGGATAACACCTACATCTACCCAGAGTTTATCTGTTAGATTTAGCATGTAGCCGCCAAATAAGTCGTACTCGTAGTTAGCATCGCCGATACCATCTACTTGACCTACCCAAGCTCCTCCATAGAGACCATTCTTTTCGAGCTGTAACCAACCCTGTAATGATGAACTACCCATTGTTTGACTCTCGCCTCTAAATAGATAGTCACTATACATTCCCATACTGCCCGATACATCTGCAAAAGCAAGTGTTGGTAGCATTAGTAATGTTGCTAATAGTTTTTTCATTTCTTTCTCCCTATTATTGCTGAGAGCAGAGCCTCGCGGTTTTCGCCACGAGGTAAAGCTGTCAACTCCTTAGTTGTGAGAAGGCGATGCAACTTTTGACGTTGCTTGAATATGAGTATCGCAGTAGCCCTCTCAATAGCGAATATCATAGGTGGTAAAGATAATTTCTCTTCTAATCTTCTTTGTTCAGCTGTTTGCATAACAGCCTCCTTAAGTTAATCAAGTAAAGGATTTCGATCTTTAGCCTTACCAATGTTTAATGCAAAGCGGTCAATCCATTTATAAACCTTTGCCCATAATTTATCATCAGCTGGTGTGTCAGTCATCATTACAACGGCTGAACAGATGGTGATTAGTATTGGCAAGACTTGGATTAGCCCCCATACGAATTTTATTAATTCAAAAAACATTCTATTCTCTCCCAGAAGGGTACTCCTTCTCTTTTGCTACTTATTTGGCCCTAGTGCAACAGGTCTGGCCATTCCGCCAGTTGCATACACAGAAGCGCTAGAAGCGTATAATTTATGGAATTGTCTCCTCTTCCAAAAAATCATTACTTCACCTGCCAGCATACGGATACTTCCGACTACTGTTGGTGATTCACCACTTGAACAATAGTAAACAGTTTCTGTACTTGAAGATTCATTTACTAATCTTATATACGTCAATCTGTCTCCACATGTTACTGAGGTTTCTAGTGTGGTGGGTAAAGCAATAACTGCTTGTCCCGGTGAAAATGCTAACATTTTACTTTCTCCTTTTTACCATTTGACTTTGTTCGCCCAATAAGCGGCGGACATTTTACCTTTCGCAATATTCTTTGCGTGCCTAGCTTTAAAACTTTTACGTTTCATCTTCATTCTTCGAGATTCGCCAGCCTTAGGTTTCCCTGCTGTACTAGCTCCTTTCTGTCCGAAACGTATAGTCTTGATTCGACTTCCGACCTTAGCCACAACAATGTGCGACTTAGTCCTATGTCCAGGTGTTCTCTTAGGCTTATTGAATCCTTTAACACCTGCTCTTTTAATTCTGGGATCTCTTTTACGACCCTTGGTTGTTCTACGTCTTCTTACGGCCACGTCTTGCTCTCCTTCTTCGAACTACAGTCTTAACCATTGTAGGTTTACCACCTACTCCTTGGCTCTTTGAACGTTTGCGTCTTACCGCTGACGTTCTTTGACTCTTGCTCATTCTTGCAGCTTTAGCTGCTGGTACACACTTGGGGTAGCCTTTTCGCCCTTTCTTGGCTTTCTTTCTACCGCATTTCTTGTAGCCGCCGCCTTTTTTGGGTCTAGATATATCTACCCAATCTTCTTTGAACCATTTAGTAAGTCCTCCGCTAGCCACGTCTGTACTTACCTCCTGCCTTCTTGTACATTCTTACAAGATAAGCATTTGCGTATGCGGAAGGATATACTGCAAACTTTCGTTTTGTAGCAGATTTTACCCTTGCGTATAGCTTTTTATTAGTAGGTACGTTACGTTTTTTTGCAGTTGACTTTCTTTTTCTGCGTTTAGCTGCCATTTACTTCTTTTTCTTCTTTTTACGAAGAGCTGCCATAAATTTAGCACCCATTCCTTTTTTCTTTTTTCCGCCTTTTTTCTTCTTAGGACGACCTCTGGTCTTCCCATAAGTTCCTTTACCTGATGGCATAGTTACTTCCTATTCCCCGAAGGGCTTAGCTTATCGTCTTAAAGAGCTGGGTAGTTTACCGTATCCTCTTTTCTTACGTTGAAGCTGTTTCTTCCTAGCTAAAAGTAGGTTGCGTCTGATGTCTCGTTGTTCAACGATTTCAACATCAGCTTCAGTTACTACTTCCTGCTTCTCTAAATCTTCTTTAGTCATTTGCGAACTCCATCGCTGCTTCTTTAGAAGCAAATTTAAATTGCTTTCCGTCAGGGTTTACGACGCAGTGTGACCCACGTTTCAAATAGTAACCCCAGCCTTCTGGAAAGTCTGGTTTCTTTTTAGATACGGCTTTTGTATCTGGTGATTTTCTGATATCTTTCTTATCGTAATCTTCTTTCATTTTGTCTCCTAGTGCATTGACAGGATAGTGATTATCACGCCTGCTGCTCCTACTATAATGGTGCCTGCTGCTCCGATTAGTATTGTTTCAATTCGTGTTATTGTTGATTCAACATTATCAAACCGCTGAGCGCTCCGTTGTTCTATTCCTTGAAGCTGATTGAACACCGTTTTCCACCGTTCGGCACATATCGCTTCATGTTTTTCTAGCTCTGCCGCCAGTTCTTCAGTATTCATTTACCATCTCCTTGATAGCTCTGCATATATTCGTACACAATTTAAATTATAGCAAAATTCTAGGTACATGTCAAGAACTATTTTTGTATGGTATAAATTTTGACAGGTTCAGTCTTTCCTTTAACAGTTACCTCGTCTATAAACTCATATTCGTACCCATCTACTCTACTATGTTCACTTATTATTAAGTCTGTCTCGTATTGCTTACAACTGCTCTCTAAACGAGCAGCGAGATTAACAGCATCGCCGAGAACACTATAATCGAAACGACTACTACTACCCATATTACCGACAACACAAAGTCCTGTATTGATTCCGACTCCTGTATGGATTTCAGGGCTTCCTTCATTCCTGAGAACATTATTTAACTCCTCCAAAGCCTCTCTCATTTCAAGAGCTGCTGCTGTTGCCTTTCTTGCGTGGTCTTCCACATCTAGAGGGGCATTCCAAAAGGCCATGATGCAGTCCCCCATGTACTTATCAATAGTTCCCTCATGTTTCATAATGATGTCACTCTGATTAGTTAAAAAACGATTTACCAGATCCACTAGTTTATGGGGCTCTGATTGGTAAAATTCCGAAATCGGGGTAAATCCTCGAATATCCGAAAAAAGAAAAGTTAGTTGTTTCGTCGACCCACCCAATCTCAGTAATGATGGGTCTTTTTGGAGTGCTTCTACCTGAGCAGGGCTAACATATGTCCCAAATTGTTGTTTGATCTGTAATCTCAACAAGAACTGTGTAATAAAACTCTTGAAGGTTACAATACTCCAGAATAAAAACAAGATAACTAGCGAGCCAGAAACGTCAAACAAGTAGGAAGACTCAACAAGTTTCCAAGAACTGTAACCAAGACCCCCTAATAGTGCTAAAATGATGGGTAAGCTGAAATATATCGAGCCTGAAGCCACTACAATTAGTACCATTCCGATAAATATTACCCCTAGTTGTGCTAAGTTACTCCAAGAAGGCTCAGAAAGTGCATTTCCGTTGACTAGGGTGTTTAAAACTGTGGCTTGTAGGTCGTGAGGATACATTGCTCCTGTTGGAGTACCCACAAGGGGAGCCACTCCCTCTGCAGTCACACCAAAAATTACAAATGGTGCAGGGATTGGCTCTTTCATATACTCTGCGGCAGTCTGTCTATAGAACTTTGTGTTCCAATTAGCGTACACTCTACCGTTTTCGTCTGTTTTTATAGTATCATAACGAGGAAGTCTAACGGCCTCTACGCCTACTTCGGTTGTTTTTATTTGATAGCTTGGATCGCCTGTTGCCAATCTTAACATTTCTAGTGCGAAGCTTGGATACAGCTTTTCTTTTGAAGATATGACCAGGGGTAGTCTTCTTACTACTCCGTCTAGTTCTGGGACTGTGCTTATTAGTCCTACTCCCTCCGAGTTTAACTCGGCTCGTAAAATTCCTGGATAATTGTATAGCCATTCTGTTGGGTCTCCTGCTCCTAACTGTGCTGTACCTACATGAGGTCCGCCTTCAGTCGCTTGGGTGCTTCCTACAAAGGATAGCACGGTTGGTTTTTGATTTAGTACTTCTTGAAATTGTTTGTCTTGTCCGTGAATATCTCTATCAGGAAAAGTAATTGTTATGCCAGGTGTACCAGCAGTCCGAGCTAGTAGCTGACCATAGAAAGCTCTAGGTAAAGGGTAGCCTTGATAGGCTTCAACTATTTCTTCGTCTATATCTACTAGTAAAATCATTTCATCTTGCACAGCGTCTCTCGACATTATGAGTGCATCAATGCTTTTTAGGGAAAGTATTTGAAATGGATAGGGATTCCATATAAATAGTGCCAGTAGTAAACTGGCGAGTACGGGAGTGA